AACGAAACGGGGTTTGGCTCGGATTTCATAAAACGAAAATTTATGCTCTCACTGCTTGGAAATAGCTATATTAATATGAGTGAAACCGGGTTTGGTTCATGAAAAAAATGGAGCGAAACGGGGTTTGGCTCAACTCGGATTTTTGAAAAATCACAACAGCAGTTTTAAGAGGTTGGTTTGTTGTGTGGTCGTTGTCTGATATGCTGTTTTATAGTGAAAAGCGGATTGTTTGATCTTATATATATATATAGATGCAACTTTCCCAAAATGGTGTGTAGGCTAAGAACTGGGGAGGTCGTTGCTGTGTGGTGGCTGGATGTCGTCGAGGGAATTATTTTTCAAAAAAATATATTGAGCCAAAGGGGGTTTGAGTGAGCATTCATTTATCTTAATTCGAAGAATTAAGATTGCTGCGCTTCATGAACTATCAGAGTTTATTTCTTGAGGGCACTATGACAATATCTCAGCTATAAAATTACTATAAAATTACTATAAAATTACCCTAAAATTACTATAAAATTACCCTAAAATTACTATAAAATTACCCTAAAATTACCCTAAAATTACTATAAAATTACTATAAAATTACCCTAAAATTACTATAAAATTACTATAAAATTACCCTAAAATTACTATAAAATTACCCTAAAATTACCCTAAAATTACGAACGTTTCTAAGATTACTTTACTGGTTCGTGAAGCTATTTTGAATTCCCTTTGTAAAAATCGAAATATGAATGAGCCAAATCAATCGCTTTCTGAACTTGCTCGATTGTTATTTTATAATCTTCAGCCAGCTGCTGTATTGACTCACCACGGATCCATCTCATGTATATCAAACTGGTTGGAACACGCATGTATCGTTTATCTTAATTCTTCGAATTAAGATTACTTCGCTTTACGAGTATCGCAGATCTTCGATCTGTGATAGTATATTAAGATTGATATTATTATTTTTATTTAAATATATTCGGTGTTATATATACAATCATGTCGACAACAACAATCACACCGAGTGCGATCAAAAAAGGAATCAGATTCGTCAACGCACAAAAGATGCACGAAAAGCATCCCAAGAGCTTTCAAAAATTATCGCAGAAAACCTTGGATAACATCAAAATCGGCAACAAGGTCAAAATATCAGCATATGGCGAGCGCTTTTGGGTTGAGGTAATACACATTCATAAGACGAAGTCTTATGAAACAACCGGCAAACGATTTGTGGGTCGTGTAGATAACGAGTTGTTCACACCCAAAATAAAATTCAATGACCTCGTGAGATTCAGATCTTACCATATTTATAATGTGTATTAGGTCATTTATCATAAAGCGAAGCGTTCGCAATTGTTTATTATTTGATTTATTATTTAAAAAAATATATATCTCAATATATACGCATATCTTAATTCAAAGAATTAAGATAGTTCACGTATTATAAAACACAGTTTTATAATAAAACAATGGATAACATATTCCAAGCACATGCCCGAGATATTGTAGTCAGAAATGCTAAAATGTGGCGAAAGCACATGCTAAAATACGAAGTTGAAAGGGCTGCTAAATTAGCGGAACTTCATGAAATCACTAACTCTACATTCGGCTCGAAATTGATCGTCGATATCGACTTTGAAACAGTGAAAAGTAAGAACATGGATTTTCACATGTATAGAGCGATCGGGTTGTTGTTATTCAACATTTCAATTGAACTACGAAAGCTGGACAAGTCGATTTATGTTGAGGATGAAGATTTCGTTGTTCTCAACGGGTCAAGACAAAAGAAAAACGCATATAAATACTCATTCCATATCGTTTTGCCTGGATATTACTTCAAAAAACTACCGGACTTGTTGGCATTTATAACACCTGTGTTTGCTGCGGTTCGCACTGATCTACACCCTAAATTGCGGGACATCTTTGACACAAATCCATACACTCGGGATGAAACAAAAACATCGAGTATGCGCCTGCCATATTCCTTCAAAACAGATGATCCGAATTCGAGACTTCTACCGATGATGACTATGCCCAGAATTCAGATATGTAATTTCGATATTCATGGAGATGGACATATACCTGAATTCGAGATACTTGAATTTAAAACTCGTGAGTTCTCTGATATGTTGCTGAGTTATAACGTTGATTGTATGCCGATTTGTGTGGATTCAGGTGCTGTTGTATCACAAGTTGTGTCTGTGCCTCTACCCGATAAATTGATCCCTATTTTGAAAAGCTATATTGATGATGGTTTAGAACTTACAAACACAAATGAACTTAAGCGAGTATCGACAGGCTTTTGTAAAGTATGCTGCCGAACACATGATAAGATTTCATCTTACTTTGTATATACCGGCGGCTGTATTTGGCTCAAGTGCTTCCGAAATAGAAAACAGTCGAAGCTTGTTTATGGCAAGCCTGATTTTGAAACAGATTCGGAACTTGTGCGATATGATCAGTTTACAACGCCAAACATTAAGACGTTTGATAATAAATTTTGTCAGGAGTTCCCAAATGTCAAAACGCTTTGTGTTCGCAGTCCTATGGGCTCTGGAAAGACTTTTCAAATGAGGCGAATGCTTGAGAACATTTATGATTTTGAACAAGGTTCTGTGAAACATCATAAAACCGGTCGTGTATTGATGTTGAGTTTCCGAAAAAGCTTCACTCAAGAAATGTCTAAGAACCTCGGATTTGCAAACTACTTAGAAGTTCAGAATTTGCGTGAACAAGATCGTTTGATTATTCAAGTCGACTCACTTTACAAAATCTGCGGCTGTAAATATGACTTGCTGATTTGTGATGAAATTGAGTCCATCATGGAACAGCTGAATAGCAATCAAATTAAACGACGTGCTATGTGTTTCTCAGTATTTCAAAACCTCGTTATGACGACCCCACGATTGTTAGCATTAGACGCAAATCTTGGAACCCGCAGTGATTGGTTGATGAGACTGCGTGAAAAGAACTACTTCCTTATGATCAATACATACAAGAGCTTTTCAGGACAAACCATGATTGACGTGATGTATTTGGATCGATTATATGAAATTATACACGAATCACTGTTAAAGAACGAATCAATTGCGTTTATCACGAACTCATATTCACACCAAGAAAAGATACAAGCATATATAGAATCGAACTTTCCACATTTCAAAGATTCGTTATTTATTAATGGCAAATCAGACCCTGAATTAAAGAAGAGAATCGCAGAAAATCCAAACGAGGAAATGGCAGTTAGTTTTCTTTCGTTTACGCCCACAATTACTGCCGGCTGTAATTTCGATATTGAGCATTTCGACCGAATATTTGGAGTATTCACAGATCAATCAACTTCCGTGTTAACAAGCCGCCAGATGCTGAGAAGAATTCGTAAGATTCGGCATAACGAGATCTACATACATTTTGATACGATTCGTGAATCTAAATTACCTGAAGAAATAGACGAGATTGAAACATACATCGGCGAGTTATATAAACAGAATCATCTTCACGATATATATGAACAGTTCGGAAATAAGGAAGTTTCATTCAAAGAAGATGGAACTGTTATTTTCCCATATCGGGATTTTGGCTTTAATCTTTCGCTGCTCAATATTCAAGAGCATCATAAAGATATGAACCGTTTCCGAAAGCGATTTTTAGAGCAGGAGCGGATTACTGGAATGACTATTAAACGAGACAAATCGAAACCGAATACGATTGTTAAGATGTTCAAACAAGTCGCTCGAGAGCACTTGACGAAACTCAAAAAAGATGAAGCAGCTGATATTTGCAGACAAGCTACATCGAATCCGGTAGGTTCCGAAGCGGCTTTTATTACGAAGAGTATTATTGAGGATTGTTTACTTGAGGGGTCGCTTGAACCCGATCAAATCAACTTTATTCGTCTTGAGCGATATCGTGAAATTTTCAAGTCTGAACCGACCGTAGAACGGCTTTTGAATATCTTTAATTCAAACGGTATTTTCCAATGGCGAAACAGGTCGCTGTTGAGGCAAGTTGGTGCTGATCGATACATTTCATCTGTTCGGGTATTGCTCAAAAACACACAGGAAATTGATGGGTCAGTGATTACAGAACTCGACAAGTTCCCAGCATATAAAGCAGGCTTCGGAATGACAGCAGCATTTAACATTATCGATCCGACTGATATGAATGGAAAAGTAATTTCAAAGGAATTAATGATGCAGCAAATAGATATGTTGAAAAAAACGATTCCGAATTTGAATGAATTCCAAATAGCTTGCGGCACCAATATAAGTAACTGGGGTGATCATAAACGAGACCTCGAAATTATAAATGCAATCCTAAAGAAATCATGGGGATACACGATAGTAAAACAAAATAACAGAGATCCAGAAACCGACTATATTACTAAGACAAAAACAGATATGCCCGAATATGTAGATATTGTGGAACCACGGGTCATGAATGAAGCTGACGAAATTAACATCATTTGAAGTATCACAATATATTCTTTTTTTTTGAGTCAATCGACTGCGCCCGGGGAAATATTAGAAAGTGTCCGGATTGTAAAAAAGTTGGTAAATTTGCTTTCGGGGTTGCTTTCCGCTTATATAGAAAACAAAAATCATTCAGGGAAGCAACCCCAACTCTCTGTTAATACGGTAAGAAGACATCTGATCCTTTGAGGCTGCTGTTTAGCAACTCGTGATATGTGGTTATTCTGTGGTGTTAGCTGCTTTGTTGTTTGATGTTTGTGATATTGTTGGAATGTTGGACCAAACCCCACTTGGCTTATAGTTTTGATTATGCTCTCACGCACTGGAAATAGCTATTTTTACTCTGGACCAAACCCCACTTGGCTTATAGTTTTTCACAGTGAAACCCCGTTTGGTTCAAAAAAAAAGAAATCCACCCTCTGTCTAATCAGTGTTTTCATCCATATCACAGAGTTATCACAAATCTTCGATTTGCGATTAGATCTGTGATTGCACTAATATCTTGATCAATAAGTGATAACTGATATTCAGCTTCTCGCATATAACCTTCTTGTTATATCCCTTGTTTGTCATCCGGACGGCTTTCGCCTTAGTTTCTTCATCGATTTGTGTTTCGGGTCGTCCACGTGCTCTCATGGTTGTTGTTTCGTGAAACTTTGTTTTACGAAAGGGTATAAATGTGTATATAAATGTGTATATACTATATATTTAAATAAATAAATAAATAATCCCGATCAATCCAAAATAAAATAACTCATTTTCTTGTATAAACACTAATATACAATGTCTACCAGCTTGATAGATCGCCTTATAAACAACAAATTAACAGACGATGATCAGGACTTTGTGATGGTCGCATTAGCGAAACGCAAAAAACCGAAATCACATGAATTGCTAAAATACCCTGAATTCACAGCAAATTACTTACACCAATCAGATTTACTGTTTTTGCCACATGATGGAGGCTACAAATATGTGCTTGTTGTCGTCGATTCCGGATCTAAAATGATAGGTCTCGAGGCGATAAAGACCAAAACACCAAGCGCTGTTGTTGTTGCTATGAAGAAGATATACGCCAGAGGTCCTTTAAAAACACCGACTCGATTAAACACAGATAACGGCACAGAATTCAAGGGCTCTTTCAAAACATACACCCGGGGTTTGAAAATAAATCATAAGATGGGACTTCCAGATCGGCACGCAACGACAAAACACGTCGAAGTTATAAATGGAGTGATATCCAAAGTGATATTCAACCTTCAATACAGAGCCGAAGCTAAATCGAACTGGAAGAAGCACAATACTGATTGGGTCAAAATACTACCCGATATCGAGAAGTTATACAACGCTAAAATGAAGAAACGTCTCAAAAAGAATCCGATCAAAATAACTCCGGGCAAATACAAAGATCCTGCAAAAAATGATAAGGTAATTATCCCGATCGGAACTAAAGTGTATAAATTTTTGGACCGTCCACAAGATCCTGTAGGAAATAAGAAACTGGGCTCTAACTGGCGTGCTACAGACCTCAGGATTGAGAAAGAACCTCGCCACATAGAAGACTATGCTATTTTACCAGATCAGTCAACTGTCGGGTATGTGCTAAGTGGATTCGATCGAACAAGATTATTTCCAAAACATAGCTTCACATTAGCTTCCAGAGTGAAAAAACAATGATAGAAAATCAAAGATCAATCATAAAATAAAACGTATCGTGATCACACTGATTATAATCGAACATACGAGCGTCCTTTTTTAACATAACCGAGTTTTTTCATGGTATCATTTAGATTGAAGTTTTCAATCAATGAATTACATTCCGCAATCGTTTTTTTAAGATCATTTAATGTCCATGTGTCAGCCTGAATGATTTCTTGTTCAAAATCATTATAATCATGAATGTCAGGATCATTGTCTTCAAACTCATTCACAACATCGTTTTCATCTGTATTGAAATCAGCTTTGTCAATGTTATTCCAATCGATTTCGGTATTTATGTTGTCTTTGGCAACAACTTTTTTAACAGATTGCTTTTTTTTAACAACGACCGGCGCAACCGGAGTCCTTAATTGAACTTCATAAACAAGCAAATCGAGAACGTCTTGTGGGAACAGAGGACCGATTGAAAGATCGTTAACAACCCATCGAATAACATCAGGAGACTGCCAATCTACAACAAAGTGTGTGTTAATAATGGTGTAAAACTCCTGTGAATATTCTTTGTCCGATCGAACTGCTTTGATGATAGTATTTCGGTTAAGCATGTTTTCTTAATTTTTCGAATTAAGAATGGGTATATATTTGGAAATATCTTTAATTGAAGAATAAATAAATAAATGTCAATTGTTTAGATGGAAAATCGCCGGCTACCAAAATCATGATCAAAAAAAAAAAGGAAATGAACAATGACAATCCTAAGTTAAAATGCGATCGAATAATTAAAATCAGATACTGGCAATCCGAATACATCACACCAGTCAGAAACCTGCTGTTTCTTAAAAGCAACATGATTCTTTGAATGGAAATGCCTTTTCTTATTCGTTATGGTGTATTTACCACCGCATTCACAGACATGTTTTTGATTCTGTTTTTGCTTGATTGATTCAGCATTATCCCTGTAATACTGTTTCTGATATTCTTTGATTGTTTCTGCGTTATCTTGATAATATTCTGCATCCGTCCTTCCGGGAATGATTTTATTGACACATTCATTTGCTCTGATGAAATTTCCTTCAATTGCGTGAAGCTCCTCTTTGGAATTACACGGTGTATTTCTTACCAACAAAATTTTAGCACTTGGGTATTTGAGTATCTCAAAGCTTGTGATATAATTCATTTTACCTGCTTTATATCTTTTGTAATCATTTCTGTGTTTACTCATTCGAGTGCTGAGTGCTACTGTTGTGCTGCCGATATACACATCGTTGGTTTCATTACAGACAATTTTATAGATTTTTGAATTTTGATAGTCTGGCATTTTTTATGAGCTCGGCTTTTCTGTTCTTATCTGTTCTTTTGGATATGTTTTGTATCTGCCAAACCTTTAGATGCTTTTTCAGATTTCAATTATTTTAATTTATTTCATTTTTTATTTAAACAATTAATATATACAATCATATAGCGTATCGTAAAGCGAAGCTTCACGATAAATATGCCAAGGACCCGAAGAGCACCGATTACCACGAAAAAGCATAATGTGTCAAACACTATGACTGTAGCAAAAGCCAAGAATTTCTTCCAAAACATATTAGACTTGATGGATACGAACGATAACAATAAACTATCGACCGGAAATGTTATCAGTTCTAAGCGCACCCATAATTCCAGAGAAATATACATAGTAGAATTCAAAGACGCTACGACGATTTTCTCTGATAACCGAATTACTACAACCATAGGACTCATTCCACAAACAATGACGGAACTCAATATCGTCCGTAAAGGTATATACTGGATCAATAGCAAACTGTTCACAGGTGCCAGTTATAGTTTCGAGAAATCAAACTTCAAAGATGACCTTGACTATTCCATACCATACGAGAACAGCACTGTTCAGCTCGATTTGTTATGTCAATTCGACCTCAGTATCTCTGAACAAGGAGGCAATGATGACAAAAATAATCACTGCTTGTATACAGCTCTGGACAAATTTGGTTCGTGCTTGTCATCGCAGATAACTCCCGGTGAATTTAAAACTCGAATCTGCAAGACTAAGTTCGATGACAAAGTTGATGTTAACAAAATAGGAAAAGTGGAACGCTTTATTAAGGCTAATATAAGAATAGTTGGGGATGTTCAACGTATGTCAACCACCAATTACAGAACAACAATAACGCTCGATCTCACAAAATCACATTATAACTTTATTCATGCTCAGAATAAGTCCGGCATCATTGAGCCCTCTAAAGATTATTACAGGAAATTAGCTTATCATGCTTACAAAAACGTTGGTAAAACAATGTCTGTAAGTTTCGATCACGAATATACATCAAACGCAGATCTATACAAAGCTAAGCAAGATGGCACTGTGTTTAATTTAGATCAGTTCGGAACCCTAACAGATTTCCAAACAGTAGCCGCCAAGTTTAAAGAAATCGGTATGAATATTTCAACAGCTGGAAAGTTCTCAAGCTTAGTTCTATGGGCATATGCGAGATCAGCACGTAATCGCTTTGATGTTCCAGAAGTTCTCAGTTTACAAGAAGAGGATGTTATACGTGAATCAATGCGAGGTGGTTGGATTGATAACAAAGTTCGTGGGAATTACGTCGATTATGTCTCTTTGGATTTGAACAGCGCTTATCCGTGGGCTATGAACCAAATTACTCACCCAATTAAAGCCGGCGAGTTTATTGAAAACGCAACTGATTTTAAACAATATGGGTTTTACGAGGTTTATGTTGTTCAGAATTCGGAGAATCATAAATGCTGGTTTACACATTACTATCTCCAGCTAAAAACTATGCGAAATGAGCCTTTCGAGCTCACCGGAAACGCATATGTATACACACCTGATAAACGTGAAATGGGACGTCGGATGTTCGGAAACTACATAGACACGTTTAGAGAATGGAAAATGTCCGACGACGAACCAGCCCTTAAAAACATCGGCAAGCAAATGTTAAACAATCTTCACGGAGTCCTAAGTAAAAAGAATAAAATTTCCCATATTGTTGACCTCGATGGTGATCTTCAAGAAATCCCTGATAAATACGAAATTCAAACCATGAAGCGTTATGACGAAAGCACAATTTCATTTGATCTACATGACAAGTCAGAGCGGTATTACAAGTTCGATTTTATCCGTGGAACTCCGTTTATCTATGATTATGTAAAGCTAAAGATCCAGAAAACCATAATTGAATGCGGCGAGCAACCTAAACGAATCTATGTTGATTCAATAGTTATATCCCGTGAGGCTGCTAAAAAAATCAAAACCTCGACAGAGATGGGCGGTTGGAAGATTGAACACTCCGGCAATGTATTCTTCAATGGTCTAAAGCCAAAGTGGTATTAGTTTATGATACGAAATTCTTTGAATTTCTATCATTGTTTTATAATTTACTTTATTTTTTATAGTATATCGTACCTTTCGTATAGACACACTATCGTAAAAAACAATGAACGGCTACTGTCTTAAATGCAAAAAACAAACAAAAATGAACAACCCCCAATATACAAAGTTAAAAAACGGATGTGCTCGAGCCTCTGGTAAGTGTGATTGTGGATGTAAGATGTCTAAAATCATGAGCCGTGATGACACAAAAAAACTGGGAACAGGTATATGGTCAGATATCGGTGATTCTTTCCCACTGGCTATTCCATTTATGTCCTCAGTAGGACTTTTATAAAATATCACAGATCGAAGATCTGCAATAGCTTTATAAATTATGAGTTGCTATCACGATTATGATCCAGATCATGATTACCTTGAAATCTCCGAACTGTTCGAGTTGAACCGCTCGAGCTAACTGTTTTTTCACTCATACAACTTGATTTATTCACACTGTCGGTTATACTTTTTATAATCACGCCAATTCCTGACATGACTGCTATAATTAACGCTGTTATACTTATCGGTTCAACCATGTTTCACGAGTATCGCAGATATTCGATCTGTAATTGGTTTTGTGAATGTATTGTGTTTTGTTCTGAGGTTTGTTCTGAGTATCAGAACAAATGAACAATGTGTATACTTAGGGGAAAAAGATTTTGAGAGACATTAATCATATTCCGCTGTGTATGTAATGCACATATCATCAAAATAGATAATTTCACTGGCAGTTAATGAAATTGCGTTCGTGAATGTGCTTCCAACAGATTTATACATTTGAGCGTTCACGTTCCGATACGGTGTGTTGAAATCAAAAGCATGTATTTGTAAATAGTAATGAGCCCGCACAATTGACGGGTTTGTGATTGTCATCATGACAGCACTTCCAGCACTTCCCCCATCACCAGTAATATCTTTTGGTGCGAAATATCGATTTAATACTGGGTCAACAGGCGAACCATATATCCCAGAAATTCCAATTCGCAGGGGTCCATTTACTGTATTATCAATCGTATAATATCCATCACCGACTGCTCTAAATTTAACCGTACATATTTTTCCAATCCTATATGCGTCCATCAACATTGGTTTATCGAACGTAAAACCACCGTGATTTATATAACACGTGTATGTATCAGCATAGTAAAATATGGTAGGAGCAACAGATGGGACCGGAATGTATGCAACTTCATTATTAGTATCTGAAACGACCAGAATTTTTTGTCCGGTGTCTGCAGATCTATCTACCAGGAGTGTCTTATTTAGACCTAATTTAGGTGTGTTCGTTGTTCCGGTACCAGCCGTTCCGCCAAGAATGTTAATATTAGGTGCTGAATATTCGATATGGTTTAAACCGATACTACCCACGTTTGTAATTGGATTCGGACTTAAATTTATCATCTCATCTGCGGCAATTATGTTAACATTATCTGCTAATCCATCCGCATCTGCATCTGTGTCGGTAATCCAACCATAATTCCTGTGAAAATAATCAGTTTCGGACATGTTATCACAATTCCTTCGGAATTGTGATTGTGTATATTAAAGCATTTATAAATTTGCGATTTATTAAACTTTTTTATTTGTTGCCTTCATTTTTTTCCATTTCGCTGATTGGTAGTAATCCGGATCGCCACATTAATTCTGGATTATGAATGCGTGTTTTCGGACTCACATCGATAGTCAAAGGCATATATGGACGACTGGTAGCTTTCTTATAAATTTCCATAAACTTGTCTTTATTTACTCCTAAACTATATGTTTGTGCAAGGTTTCTCATCTGTCTCATATCCGGAATTTCATAGATAGAAATATAGTCCATGTTTTGCCGGATTGTAGTCGGTATTTGATAGTAATTCTGTGCTAAGTATACGATGTTTACATGAAACTTTCGACATTTTTTAATGTATGAATCAAGCCATGCGTCTGTTTTCTTATCTCCGTTATAATCGTCGATAATAAGGATTTTTGAAAGCTTCTCATCTTTAATCTCTTTGGTTAACTTTGGGATTTCATCAATTGATGTAAACACCTTATAAATATCAGGTTTCGGTATTCTATGACCCATCTTTAACATAGTTTGAACAGCCTGGTTAGCCACTTCATCTAATCTCGACTTCAAAACCTCATATTTGTCTTCCGTAGGATCAGCGACATAAAACCAGATTCTATCAAATTTAAATGTATCCTCATTTCCAATCAGTGTGTGTAGTAAAAAGTTGGTTTTTCCAGACCCGGTCGCACCACATATAGCCCAGCGGAAAAATTGCTGAGGTAGATATTTCGAGTAATTAAGTTCTTTTTTAAAATTTGATTCATCGTCCTTAACATCTTTGTCAAAATTGTATATGCTTTTCATGTTTTTCGTGAAGCTTTGCTTTACGAATGAATGAATGAATGAATGAATGATAGATTATATATTATGTGGAAAATAAAAATATACGTTAATATACACAATCTTAATACTGCGTATTAAGATAATTTCGTAAAACTTCGTTTTACGAATGTCATATTACGAAAAAGCAACCGCCGAAGCATTGAGGAAACTCGAGCTACAAGAACAAACCGCAAAACTTTGGAAAACAGCCGTCGATTATGAGGTTGAAAATAACTTCTATTCATACAAACAAGCCGGTCCAACTGATTACCAACCAAATGCGACAACAACTGTTAAAAAAACAGGAAACAAGGTCGCACAACAAGACGTGAAAGACAGTGTTGTGAAAAAGGTTCCAGAACCTGGTGAAAAAGCACCCCAACCAAAGGAACGTAGTGTTATGGAAAGACAAGACCCACCAACACCCATTAATAAAAAACTAAGGAAAACTCTTAAGCAAATCCCTGTAGCACCACCAAAGTCGATGGCTGATAATGTATTTGAAATCATTCGGGATTCAAAGAGTCAAATGAAAACCCTCTGGAATTTCAGAAAGGCAAACAATATGATCTTCCACGGTCAAGATCCGACCACTGTTAAACTGGCAAAGAACGAAGCAGGAGAACCGGTATACGCCAGAAAAAATAAAATAATAATTCTCAATCCCGGTCTTGCCAGTTTTCTTGCTGCTGATACAGATGAAATTTTACGAGATGATTATAATCGATGGAAAAACTTTGTAGGACGCAATCCACCCAAATCTCGTACAATCAACATCATAGAGAATCCTTCTCCATCATTGGCTATTCCAGTAGGTGTTGATGGAGATACTGGTGGGGGTCTAACTGTAATCGCATCTCGGGCTGATGCTATGGATTTACTAAAATCACACATCGGTCAAATACAATCGGGCAACGATAACCGTAGTGTATTTAATGACACCGTCGAAATCGTGAACTTCATGAAGAAACAGAAGTGGCTCACAAAGAAGCAATACTCTGATCTTATCAAAATGTTATATTGAAACGCATTATTAATTGTTTTTATTAAATCTTCGTTTTAATAAATATATTTTTTAATTTAAAAGTTTGTTCGACGTATTATAATTCGAATCAATTTTAGATCGAAGATCTAAAATATTAATAATATATATAATTCATTATGATCAACGCAACTGTTGTAAAAAGTGATTTCGTTTTAGACCTGAAAATGCGAGACGGCTTAGATCAGCTTAATGAAACTACCTCTAAAGAAACTTTCGATATGTGTATTCGGCAACTGAAGAGCAACTACACAAATCCACTACTTGAATATGCCGAAGATATAGCCACATACAGTATTAGAAATAAATGGATGACAAAAGTATACACTTGGTTGGCGTTTAATGATGTTAATAGGTCAAGACTTAATGCCGAGTGCGATCATTTTCTTCGCACCGGTGAACTACCGGCGGATGACCTTGTTGCCAGGATGAAGTATCAAATAGATCGAACAAAAGCCTTTCTGTCAGAACATTCACAACAATAAATATCGACTCCATTTATTATATTTTTTATAAGTATACACGTTGATTATTTTAGATCGAAGATCTAAAATTGATACGCAATCAAGAAAACTTCGTTTTACGAATGTCTTACAAACAACTCATCGTTCTGTCTTCTGACAATAAAACATACGGATCCAGTCATGATTTCACCATTCAATTAGATAAGCCAATGAACTTTGGATTTGCGGATTTCTATATTTCAGTGCTCAAAATCGATACATGGAACTCAGCACCAAACATTTCAACAGAACGAGCCACGCAAACATTCACATATTCCAACGGTGTCGACACGAGAACCCTTGTTATCCCTCAGGGAATTTATACGGTTGATGATTTACGTTCTGTAATAAAATCCTATATGTTTAGCGTCGGTGATTATACTGGAACTGCTGATGCGCCATCATATGATATCGAACTTAAGCCCAACTACAATACAGGCAAGTTTACATTCACAATCACAGGCGGGTATTCCATCGACTGGACAACTTCTAACTTATATCGATTGTTTGGAACCGTAAGCGCTGTTAAATCAGCATCATACGAAGCCGAAATTGTCGGAGATATTACAGACGGGCTCAATAACATCCAGATTCATCTAAGTTTATGTTCAGGTAGTAGTTTGCTCGGCGGACGGCTCTCCGACGTCGTCCAAACATATGTTCCAAGTTCTCCACCAGGGGCACCTCTTAACATAGAAAATAGAGTAAAAGCACCCGTCAAAATTACTTCTTCAATGGCGCAGACTATCCGTGTCTATTTGACTGATAACCAAAACCGATCTGTCGATCTTCGTGGTGAGCCGTTTTCTATGACATGTTTGATAGAACAATCATCATAGATACGTGATAGATATAATATAATTTCCTGCATTTTTTTTTTGCATCTTATAGTATACTCTATCACAACACAAGTGTTGCGAGATATCTTGTTACGAAGTAATAAGATAAACATGCCGTCATTTCTACGAAGAACTGTTATCCGAAGCGGATCCAAGCATTTGCCACTTCTACGTAAAGTCAAAATCTATGGACAAGGTCTGTATCTACATGGGCAAACCATGAGACACGGGGGGTCTATTGGATCCGTCTTGAAATCTCTCGCTACCTTTTTCAAAGGAAATCTGTCTAAGCTGTTGCCGTTCCTCAAGAGCAAAGCAAAAGAATACGGTCCCGGTATCGTTAAACAAGGTATCGAGTTCGCAAAGAATCAAGTTCCCGGTATCACCGATAAGATTGCTGCCAAAGTAGGCGCTCCAAAATATGTTGTTGATAGGATTAAGGAACTTCAGAAACACGTAGGCGAAAAAGGGTCTGAAAAGCTCGAAGACGAGATGAATCAACTTATCCGGCGATTTACCGGCGACGGGTTGTCATTACATGGACAAGGTATAAAAAAGGGTCGAGGTCTAAAGAGGATGTAATTAATAATATATTTATGATTTTTTTTGCTTGTTAAGTATACACCCTATCGCAACACTTGTGTTGTGATAAATATGGAAAACTCTGACTTCCTCGAACTCCAGACTGCGAAGATTGACTTCGCTAAAAATATCTATCAATCATACGATCATGTATTGTTCCGCCCTTCTGTCAACGATGTTTCGGCAGTTGATAACATCATTATCGAAGCCAAGATTGGTTCTGACCGCTACACGGATCTGTCTAAAGCTTATGTTGAACTTGTCTGTCAACTTACGACTACCGGCGACGCTGCTTTTGCCCTTCCAACTACTGAGAGTGCTCACCTAACTAATGGATGGGCTGCTTTCAATGACATCAAACTCGAACTTGAAGGAACTCAAGTTGAATATGTGTTGAATCCTGGTATTGTTGCTAACATGGCAAACATTAAATCAAAGTCTCTTGGAAACTTGAAGATTGCCGAATCTGAAGGTTATTACCCAATCATCGCCAGGGATATCGGAACAAACGCACTTCTTGTTGCCAGTGATGGATGGACAAGGGCTTCTGCATACCAAAACCAAACACGTGGAGGAATTAACAAACAATTCACCATTCAATTGAAACTTCAGGACGTTTTCGGATTCTGTTCAGTGCCTAAAGTGATTCGTGGAGGTATGTACACATTGAGACTTAACAAGGCTAACAATTGGGGCGATATGCTCGTAAAAGCTACCGCTGGTGCCGATGCTAAACTTAAGATCAACCGAGCTGAACTTTGGCTTCCCAGCATTACTTTCAATGAGGAACTTAACCTTGCTTTGGCTCGTCTTCAGACTGCTCAAACCCCTGTTCATTTTGATTTCTCTCGTTCATATACTTCCAGAACTTCACAGACCGGTTCCGGAAATGTTATTCAGGTTCAATCTGGTGTTTCTAACCCTCGAATGATTCTTGTCGGCATGAAAGCAACCACTTCGTCCAACAACTACGCAACTTCAACTTTCAACTATCAGAATCCTGATATGGCTCGATTGTATGCTCGTGTTAATGGAAAGATTTTGCCACTGCAGCCGTTTGAAAAGAATTCTGCTACTAATCAGTCGTTGCGTGGATATTTCGAATTCCTTAAGGTTGACGGAAAGGCATTTAATGAAAATCTCGACAGTGTTATGACATATGAGGAGTGGAATGCCTCTAATTGTATTTGGGTTCTCGACGTGTCTCTTTACAATGAAACCTTCTCCAGCATTTCAGGACCTGCCACCATTCAAATTGATTACCAACTTGATTCGGCTGCTAACCTTGACGTTGATATTGTTGTGTTGTCTGATTCACATATTAAGCTTACTGAGCTCGGCGGGCGTGTTCAGGTCGTAGAAGCGTAGACAATGATAGAATTCTTCGAATTTCGTATCGTGCGCTTTATTTATATATTTCCATTTTTTTATTTTTATTTTATTATAGTTCGCAGAACTATAATAGTGTTAGTATACAAGTTTTTGTTCTTACAATGTCTGTAAAAGTTTCAAAATCCGAGTTGACTAAACTCCACAACGCCGCTTATGGGTCTGGTAATTACCACCTCAAGCTGTCTAAAAATGGTATTGATGTGCCGGTTCCACTGACAAAAGCGCAAGAAAAAAAAATCGGTTCAGGTTCAAAATCTGTTATATTAACTCGCCGTCAATTGAATTCTATGAAATCCGGAGGTGTGTTGCCATTAATTCCCTTGGCGATAGGTTTAATTTCAAACTTGTTCAAAGGAAAAGGCATTCATGATTCTACATTCACAGAACAAGGTTCTGTGAAACATCATGAACAAGGCGGTTCCGCTGATGGCGCCTCTGTGGACGGGGGTCTGGCTTGGGAGCTACTTCCATTGATCAAACAGATATTCGGAGCTGTAAAAGGTAAAGGTGCTGAAGTCGACGGAGGTGTGATCGAGGTGATCGGGAAGGTTCTTAAGTCGATTTTCGGAAAAGCTATTGAAATGGTTCCTGAAGAACAGCGAGGTGGATTTATCCAAGCAATCTTAAAAGACACTATGAGTAATGCGCCCCAAGGTATTTTTAATTATCTCAATGGCGAAGGAGCTCCCAAAAAGGTAAAATCAACCAGAAAAAAGAAGATGGATTTTTAAGCGGGGGTGAGGCATCCAACACCTCGAGTCCACAAAACTCTCAGTTTAGTGGGCGATTAAATAACATTCCCGGATTCAAAGACGCCTGGAAACGTCAAATTACATCAAATTTCGAACTGGCAGAGTTTGCGAAAGCGTTAAACATGGACGTTGAGATTTATAACAAGGATCACGTTCCGGTAAAAACATTGAGGAAGAAGGAATACGCTGTCATAATCAATCTCGATAAACCTGAAGGTCCAGGTTCTCATTGGACATGTGTTAGAAAAACTAAAAATTTCTTATACTACTTCGATTCATATGGGTTCCCACCACCTCAAAAAATGTTGAACCAATTCAAGAAGTATAAAACTCCTAATGTTGTGAACTTCTATTCTGATTTTGAAATCCAAGACAAAACAAGTCAGCGATGCGGTTTTTATTGTTTGATGGCACTCGCATACACTAAACGCACGCTACCCAATAAGTTCGATTTGATTCTCGATAAATTCGACCAGAAGGATAAGTCAAAGAATGACACGGTTTTATATAATTTGTTGAACATTTTCTCGAAACATGGTTCTGAGAATAACATGTCTGGCGGAAGTTTAATCGATTGGGTGATTAATAATTTGCCTTTCGAACTACATGTTCCGCAATTCAATGAGAAGACAAACACTGTTGAACTGTCAAATTTTGTCGGTCCCGGTACCCAACTACACAAAGGTAAGACACGTTTGAATCCCGATAATACTCCTAAACCATGGTCGCTCCCGAAAACCAAATTGGACGCTGCTGCGATGAAACACGATATCGCTTATGATTCAAAACAAGATAGAAAAAAGGCAGATGCTGAATTTGTTCAAGCAGCCGACAAAATCAAGAAAGATCCAAACGAACACGCATTCAATAGACTAACCGCATACATTACGAGTTCAATCATCAAAAACCTCGGCGACAATAGATAGATGATACGAAACGTAGTTTCAATATATGCGTTTTATAAATCGATGATTTTTTTATTTCATTTTTTTATAATACGAGGTATTATAAAAGTGTTAATATATCATATCATTTATTAAGCTACGCTTAATAAAATACGCAGTATTAAGATATAGCTTGAAGATAAAACAAACATGTCTTACTACAATAAGAACTTCGGTTATGTGGAGGAATCTTCTGGCACAACATATACTTCAGCAAGCCCTTTTATTAACGTGTCTGGGAGCACAATAGGCACAAATTATATACACTCCAATTTTGCCACGAACTACCTCAGTATTGGTGAAAATATTCCAGATATCACATACAACAATTGTTATTTATTTGGAGAGACATTTCTAACAGGACCCGCAAGTTCGACCGCTAATGTTGTTGCCATAGGTGATTATACGAATATTTCAGGTGGGGATCTGGTTGTTGTGGGTGTAAACAACACATTAGACAATTTTTCATACGGACACAGCATTGTCGGAAACCAGAATGATTGTTTTAGTTTCAATCGGTCAACGATTTTAGGTACTGGGTTGAATGTTTACGCAAATCAGCAAATGGTATTAGGGACTCATTTGGAAGAACATATAAGAAGCACTGTTGGGGTTGGTATGGATATTTTTGAAGGAGTTTCATCAACACTCCCGGTCAGATTAGGAGCCCTTGAGCTAAATAAGACACTACTTACAGATAAAGTTTCAACAAACCTCAAAATCCTCGCTGTGGACGATTCCAATAATCGTGTCGGATATACCACGGTTTCAGCATCGAACCAACTGCTTGAAAAAAATATAACTATGGGTTCAGCTACTGCTGGCGATCAATTAGTCAAAATTGTAAGCAATCAAAAAGTCGATGTTTGGATAGCATCAGACGCAGACAATATCGATGAGAATGATTTGCCGACGCTAACCCTAAGCACCGATAATGTTTCATCTGCACTCACTATGGGGATTGATTACTTTAACAATGGATATATAGCGTCGGATTCCACCTCGGGAGGTAGTTTACGCTTAATGACTGGTGGGGCTCCAGCCGGTTCACCCCCTAAGATTTCAAACTGGTCTTCACAGCCGACTATTGCTATCGATATCGACCAGACTCAAAATGTGTCGATCCCCAACGGAATGCTTACTGTTAGTAATTACGGGATCAAGTTTGGAACTTTTGGCAGTACACTCGATGTTTATACTAATCATGAAATAACAGGACAATTTAACGTAAATGGCGGTGTATTTAGTAATCTCGATTCTATCCCTATATCCGTATGTACTATCGGAAAAACCATCACATTACATACGAATACTACCAGTATAGCAAAAACAGGAACACAAACAGGCTCACCAGCCAATTTTTACAATATCGGACCAATTGGTTCGGCTTATAGACCTAAACAAGAAATATCGTTCCCAATAAGAATAATCAATGATGGTGTTGCCGATTTCGGGTTAGCGGTGTTCCAAACAAATGGTAATATTATGATCTATAGAGATGCCAGCACTACAACAACATGGTCTCTGGGATTAAATAGTATTTATAATTTCTCAGTTAGTTATTGTATCGCATAAGTATATCAATCTTAATACTACGTATTAAGATAACGTGAAGCGAAGCTATCTTAATTCTTTGAATTAAGATAAATGTTAAAATGGACGACATCATTACCGACGTGAAACAGGAATTATCAAATCAGATTCAGGAATTTGGAAATGACCTCGCTGCCCAAATGGAGTTGTTTAAGATCATATCATTCATGATTCCTTGAATCATGAAAATACACGCCACAGTGTCAGTAGTTGTTTTGATATTGGTTGTTGCGGTTATTGTCATAGTTGCTCTCAAGAAATAACTCGACTCAAACCCCGTTTCGTTCCATTTTTTTCATGAACCAAACCCGGTTTCACTCATATTAATATAGCTATTTCCAAGCAGTGAGAGCATAAATTTTCGTTTTATGAAATCCGAGCCAAACCCCGTTTCGTTCAGAGTTTTCCTTCAGCACCCAAACAGCAAACAACAAAGCAGCCTACACCACAGAATACCTACATATAACGAGTTGCTAAACAGCAGCCTCAAAGGTTCAGATGTCTTCTTATCATATTCCTGCCGAGTTGGGGTTGCTTCCCTGAATGATTTTTGTTTTCTATATAAGCGGAAAGCAACCCCGAAAGCAAAATTATCAACATTTTTACAACCACGACACTTTCTAATATTTATTGCGATTCCGAAGGAATCGCTGTTGGTCAAACCCCGTTTCGCTCCATTTTTTTCATGAACCAAACCCGGTTTCACTCATATTAATATAGCTATTTCCAAGCAGTGAGAGCATAAATTTTCGTTTTATGAAATCCGAGCCAAACCCCGTTTCGTT